TGGAAGAGGCGATGGGGGGAAACTCTAAAGCTGGAGGAAAAAAAAAGGCAAAGATGAGCCAATAACGTGGGATAGGATAGAGGAGCTGGGGCTGGGCTTATTGAGTCTGTCCCCAGATTCTCTCTATTCTCTTACGTTTAAGGAGTTCGGAAATGCTGTAAAGGGAAAGAAGGAGAGTGAGGAGATGCTGGAGCGTTCTAACTGGGAGCGCACCAGGTGGCAGACTTCGCTTCTCTTAAATGTCCACACGAAAAAAGGGAGCAAAATATCTCCCAAAGATTTAGCTCTTTTCCCTTGGGAGAAAGCAGAGAAGAAAGTGGAGAGCGATAATAAAGGCTGGGATATTTTTAAAGCTATCGCAGTAAAAAAGAAGTAACATGGCAAAGCTTGGAGATTTAGTTGTACGGATAGGAGCAGATACAGCACCTTTAAATAAAGCACTTGGTACAGTCCAGCGCAATATGCGCACGATGACGGGTAACTTTACGAAGCTCGGGACCTCGATGACTAAATCTATCACTTTACCTTTGCTAGGTATTGCAGCTATGGCTGTAAAGAGTGCAGCGGATCTCGAGAAGATGGAGACAGGCTTTATCTCTCTCGCTGGAGGAGCTTCTGAGGCAGCAGCTATGATGAAGCAATTAAACGACTTCACAGCTAAGACTCCATTTCAGATAGAAGCGGTTGCTACAGCAGCTCGACAGCTTATAGCGTCAGGTACAGGGATAGGAGAGGTAAACGAACAGCTCCAGTTTCTAGGAGATATCGCAGCTACAACGGGACAACCAATTAACGAAATAGCTGCCATCTTTGCGAAGGTGAACGCCAAGGGCAAAGTAGAGCTCGAGAATTTAAACCAGCTCGCAGAGAGAGGGATACCGGTATTTAAAGGTTTAGCGGATGCAACTGGATTGCTTCCCTCTGAGCTTGGAGCTGGGGCTGTCACTGTACAGCAGTTTAATGACTATTTAAAGGGCTTATCTAAAGAAGGGGGCTTCGCTGAAGGTGCGATGGAGAGACTCTCTCAAACGGCTTCTGGTAAGTTTAGCACAGCACTTGACAACTTGAAGCTCGCTGGGGCTGCACTTGCTGAAGATTTGCTCCCAGTGATAAGCGACTTACTAGATTACGTAGTAGAGTTATCTCAAAAATTCACAGAGCTTTCACCAGCTACAAAAAGAATTATTTTACTTATCGGAGGTATGGCTGCTGCTATCGGTCCTCTCCTTATAGTTATTCCAAGTTTGGTATCTGGGATGTCAATTCTGGGAGGTGCATTTGTATCTTTAAAAGTTAAAGTACTCGCTTTAAACGTGTCGATGCTTGCTAATCCTTACGTACTTGCTGGGGCTGCTATTATAGCTCTCGGAGTTATTCTAGTAAAGACAGCTGGAGATATAAAGAACTCTCGCAAAGAGACAAATCTATTTATTGAGTCATTAAAGGGGCTCGATAAACAAGCTACGATTAACGCTGTTAATGATAAGATAAGAGAAAAAACAGATGCGCTAACCAAAGCCACAAAGTCTCTTGAGATATCTAAAATACAAGCAGCAACAGCTACAGATAAATTTGACAGACAGATAGCTAACCAAAGCGTTTCGAGATACACAAATATCGTGGAGGGTTTAAACGGATCTCTTGAAGATTTAGAAGCTGCGCTTGAAGACGCAAAGGCTGTAGTTGTTGAGCCCTTTGTAAGCACAGTTATAATCGAGGATACGAAAAATCTAAAAACATTTAGTAACGAGATTACAAAATTTCTCGCTGATTTAGAAGCGACAGAAGTTCCAACGATTTTTCAACTACTCAGTAACGGAATCCAGGATTTCGTAGTAAGCTCTACACCTCAGCTAATTGCGTTCTTAGATGACTTTAAAGACGCTGCAGAGAGTACAGCTGAGAGTGTTACAAGCCTGTTAAATAAACTCAGTAATTTTGAGCAAGGAGCTGTGTACACAGCAGATAAAGTCGCAGATAGTGTAAGAACTATGTCGGACGACATTAACGATGCGGTAAGTGATGCAGTCGGTACGATGATAAGCGGAGTCGCGGAGATGGTAGGAACAGCTATAGGAGCTCAAAAACCTATTGAGGGAGTGGGTAAGTTTCTCGGTAACGTGCTCGGAGATATGGCAATCAATCTAGGTACTTATGCGATTATGCATGGTACCACAATCGAATTGATTAAAAAGAGTTTAAAAGATTTAGGAGGAGTAAAAGCGATTCTTGCTGGTATCGCTCTCGTAGCTCTTGGAGCTGGGATAAAAGGTCACATTTCACGTAGCGCAACAGATGCTGGTGTCCCAGCTCTTGCCGAAGGGGGGTTAATTTACGGACCTAGTCTCGCGCTCGTCGGGGACAACAAAAACGCGAATATCGATCCTGAAGTTGTGGCTCCACTCTCTAAGCTCAAAGGGATGTTAGGAGGTAACACTGTCCAGGTGTACGGGCGTATCTCAGGAGATGATATTGTGATTAGTAACGAAAGAGCTTCACGAGATAGAAACAGATTCTAAATGTCACAAATTTACGCTACGTCTGAATTCACAGATATAAAAAATACTGACTGGAAGGTTAACATTGTTAAAAGTTCTGTCGGATCCGATTCTAACCTACCTTTTAACCTCGGACCCGATGGCTTCAATCTCACGTACGACTTCGATGAGTACGACAGATGTAAGCCCGTAGTAGGTAGTAGAGTACAGATAACGCTATATCACCCAATTGCAAACAGTATATTCTTTGACGCTCTTTATAATTTTCTAGATAGTGATGAAGAGGGTGAGTGGAGGATTGATATCTATAGAGATCCAGACTCAACAAATGAGCTCTGGTGGGCTGGGGCTATAATGCCCGAGCAAACAGTTATCCCAGACGACTATCCAAACGCTCCAGTGACTCTTACAGCTGTGGATGGCTTAGCGAATTTAAAAGGTATTGACTACAACAACGATGGCGCAGCGTACACAGGTACAGCTCTAGTTATTGAGCACTTACACAACTTAATACAGAAGTTGCATATTAGTGATGTATGGAGCGCGACAGATGTGGAATTAAAGTTCTTTGAGGATTACATCGGTAAGGAGTACAAAGATTACATAGCTGGAGCTCAGAACAAGCAGCTCGAGAATGCGAATATATCACATGAAGCATATTACAATAAAGACGCTAACGGAATAAAGCAATACTTCTCTGCTTACGAAGTTCTAGAGAGTCTCGCAATCACTTTTAACGTATCTGTGTTTATGGCTCAGGGCTCTATCTGGTGGGTCCCTCTTGGAGCTATTCAGTCTCACGCTTCGAGTGGTACGTCTATAGCAAACTATATGCTAGGAGATGGGACGAGGACATATAACACAGTCCCAAACGTCACAACGGGCGCGATATTTGGCTCTAACTCTACGCAGTGGGAGAAGCTTAAAGGATGGGAGAGGACAAGCGCACCAGCTTTCAAAGAAGTAAAAAGGACGAGAAACTACCAGGGAGATCACTCTCTTATTCAAGATTCAAATTATACTCAGGCGCAGATAATTGCATCAGATGTGCTCTCAGATGAGGACATAGAATATAATGCAAATGAACGGTTCATAATAAGCGGAACTTTATTTTATGGTGCTGGTAGCTTTGGGTATATAGCTCCAGACCTTGACAGACTTGCACGAGTTAAACTTGATCTCACAATAAAAGTCGGTGACGCTGGAGGCACTACAAATTACTTAAAGCGAAACTATGCATTTGATTCGAGTTTGCCCTCTCCTTTTTGGATGTGGGACTATTTACCCCCTCCAAACTATCCACAAGTATCTCCGTATGGCTGGGATTATGAAGAAGCATATTTACCCCTATTTGTAGACAGCGTATCATGGGATAATAGTGCATCTACATATACAATTTTAACTTTTAACTTTGATAAGTCAACAGGTACAAGAGACGTAACGGATTTAGATCCCTTTACATTTTCAGAGTTAAACCTCGGAAGTCCTCCTTTAAATGGTTACAATGGTTTACCTTTTTCGTTTACAACCCCAGAGCTCCCAGCAGATGCAAGCGGATTGCAAATATCAGCAGCTTTAACTGGTGTAGACCATGAAGGGAATGAAGATGCGACAATCGGAGCTGCGACAAATGATTACGGAGCTATTCAATACAGGATTGATAATTTAAGGATAACAAAATACAGTGAAGAGCAAGCTCAAGAATTCTCGAGTATAGATATAACAGCGACAAATCCAGATAACGCTCGTTTTGATATAGACCAGGGCACTACGCTAGTAGGAGACGAAACTTCAGATTTTGATCTTGGAACTATTAATATCAATAATGGTACAAGCTATGTAAACTCCTCAGAGTGGACCAATCTACAGAGCTCTACATCTGAGCTATCAATTAATGGTTTGGGAGTGCGTGAGAGGCTCGCAGCAAATAAAAACGCGAAAAGAATAGAGAGAGGTACACTATACCAGAGAGGGTCGACTTACATACATCCTTACACGATACTAACTAACACAGCGCACAGCGGTAATTTTTACCAAGTGACAGGGTTAAAATATATTGCGAATCGGTGCGAGTACGATCTAGAGTGTATGTTTCTATCTCGTGAGATAACTGGGATAACAGTTGCAGAAGACAACCCAGGCGGTAAAGGTCCAGCTCGACCTCCTGACGTTTTACCAACAACAAAGGGACCAGAACAACAAAGCGTTATTAATGATAACTCAACAAAGCTAGGTTTCGTCACTACAGATACCTACGGGATCACTGGACTCTCGACCTCCACTGGGAGCGTAAAAGTAGGTATTAATCTCCCTTCTAGCCTTGCTTCTGTAGGGACTGAGGTAATAACAATCAACGCAGCTGGAGCTATGGCTCCTCTCACAGATGGGGCCTCGGGTGAGTTCTTAAAAACAGACGGCTCTGGAGCTCTCAGCTGGGCAGCTGCTGGAGGTGGTGGAGGTGGATGGTTCGGCTCTACGACATTGCTTAAAGTAATGCCTACAGAATGGATTATGAACGACGATTATACAAGGGGTCCAGTCGTAGTCGAGGACGATGTGACAAATGTACTAGGGATAAAAGCCCCAGCTACATCTACAGAGCTTTACGCATTTATGGCGATTCCTTCAGGCTACAAAGCTACACACGTACAGTTGTACGCTTCAGCTGGTAAAACTAACGGAGTTGAGGTTTTAAGCTTTAGTCAGGTAACGGGAGCAACTGCATCAAAAGGTACGGGAGATTTTAACTCCTTAATTAACATCACCGATATCACAAGCGGAGCTGCTGTTAATATTGTAATTAAACTTTTACCAGCTTCAGTGACTACAATAATTTACGGAGCAGATATAACAATCTCAGCAGTATGACAATAGCAGAACTTACAGCCCTCATGGAGAAGATGGAACAGGCACTAACAGAAACAGCGGGAGCGAATCACTCAAAGCCATGATAGATGCAAAGATGTGGGGGCTCAATATATTATGGGCTACCTGGGGCGCAGCTGTTTGGCTCGCAGATTTGAATTACATTATCGCAATAATCGGAGGCGTGACTCTTATCTGGGTTAATATAGAGAAAGCGATCACACATCGAAATAACAGAGACAAATGAGCTATATACCTTACATCTGCATAATACTTTTAAACCTCAGTAATACATTCTATAAACTCAGGAAGTTCGGTAAAATGGACGGCCACGACTTGCTTTGTATTATCATATCTCTCATAGGATGCTTCACTTTAAACTAGAAGAGTTCGACTCTCCAGACCTCCCAGGTAGCGGAGCTGAGTTTATGGATGAGGAGTTCCTTAATCTATTAGATAGGGCGCGAGACGCTGCTGGTGTACCATTTAAGATAACGAGTGGTTTTCGGACTCCCGAGTACAGCATCGACTTAAAGAAACGAGGCTATCCAGTAGCTCGTAACTCTTCACACCTTAAAGGACTCGCAGCAGATATCGCAGTCACGAGCTCAGTAAATAGGCTTATAATACTCGAGAGCTTACTCTTTATCGGATTCCGAAGAATCGGGATCGGCAAAGGATTCATACACGTAGACCTCGACAGAGCGAAGGTGCAAGACGTCGTGTGGGTGTACTAACATCTCACTGTTAATTACTTTTATTGATTAATATTTGGTGTCGGACATATTGTGTCCTATATTGCGGTATAATTCAAAACGCAAAAACACACAAAAAACACAATCACATGAAGTATTTATTATTAGAGAAGTTAAACATGGCAATGCACGAAGAGAGTGTAGCTAAAACGTCATACGGCGCGAGATTCATTAACAATGTAACAATAGGAGCAGCTAGAGACTTATACGATGAGCTCTCAAATGCTGAGGAGTCAACCGATGCTGCACAGCGTAACCTATTGATGAAGTTGAGCGATCAATATTACGGCTTGTATTATGAAGATATGAGCTACGAAGATTGTATGGATTACGCAGAGAGGCAAGTAGATAAAATAACGTACAGAATTAGAACCCGTTTAAATAATCAATTAAATTAAGATGAGCAACTACAAAGCATTTAGATGCAACATTGTAGATAATATAATGGATGGTTTTGTTTGGACTTTTGAAGGTGACATTGAAATTCAAACAAATCAACATCATGAAGTAGTACGATACTCAGGATGTGACTTTAATAAAGTAGAACAATTAATGCAGTCTATAAAACACATAACGGACCCATTCGGTTTCGTAGAATCAATTAAATTAAGATGAGCTTTTTAAATAACAATTACGAGCGAGCTGCAGCTGGCAGTCAGTACCTAAAATTTGCCCCAAACGATAAAGCGACGATCCGCATAATCTCAAAGCCCCTGGAAGGGATAGAGGTTTGGAAAGACAAACTACCTATTCGCTGGAAGTACTCAGGAGAGATGCCGAAGGAGGCATACAACGCGGACGATAAACCCAAACCATTCGCAGCGTTCGGAGTATGGCACTACGAAGAGAAGTGTTATAAGATATACCAGTGCTCTACTCGCTCAGTGCTTCAGGAGCTCGCAAATCTCAACGATGTCGAAGGTGATCCGTTAACATACGATTTAACGATTACTCGCAAGGGAGCTGGACTAGATACAAAGTACTACGTAAAGTCAAGCCCAGCGAAAGAGCTTACAGAGGATGTACTCCAGGCTTCGCAAGAGTTTGCAGCTAATGTAGACCTCGAGGCTCTATTCACAGGAGAGAATCCCTTTAAATAATGGATATTAACAAGCTCAAGTTAAGCTTCAGTAGCTTAAAGCAATTCGGCAAATCTCCAGCTCATTTCGTAGGGTATAAAAAGCGTATCTTTAAGCAGTCAGCTCCGATGCGCAGAGGGTGGCTCACTCACCTTCTAACCCTGGAGCCAAACGAGATAAGCTCTCTCATTGTGCTCGACGTAGCTACAAGAGCAAACAAGACTTACAAGGAGGCGGTTCTAATGCACCCAAAGGGAGAGGAGGGGGTGTTTACTGCGAAAGAGGTGCAAGAGGCTCAGAAGCTCGCTGAAGCGGTAAGAGAGCACCCTCTCGCTAGCAAG